TGCATCTACAGAGAGAAGGTACCGGGCTTTCGCCCGATATCGCCTCCCTGTGGTGCATCACCCCCAGCACCGCCCTGCGGCGCTGCTGGAACTCGAGTTCTACTCGGAACTTGAGACGCCAAGTCTCCTCCGATTGGCACTTCCAAATCCTTGCAAGCTTGAGAGAAGTTCTGGAGGGCAAGCAGACCCTTGTCTTTCGACAGAGGTTTGCAGCCCATCTCAGAGTCTTTCACCTCAAGCTTGCGGAATGCCAATCGGGCTTTGGTCCGCGCTGGTCTTCCCGAATCTGTCTGCTTCTTAAATGGTGCGACCTTCGAGAACAGGCACATACCGAGATATCGGTCATGTATCACCTGCTCTCTCCGGGCGACCAGAGAAGAGGCACGGCAAGTGTACCCCCCGTCCTCCGCCACCTGATCACGCACCTGGGGAACTCCCCATGCTGCGTTCCGGTAAAGCTTCGGTTGACGAGGTACACTCACCAACAGATTCGGGAAGAGGCCCGCCGCTCTCGCCTGGCTCTTCGTTGCCAACGCTTCGCAAATGTCAAGAGACGGCCCGCGACTGATGAGAATCGCGAGTCGTCTGCGAACGTTGGTAGACACAGCGAGACCTCGCCCCGTGTACCCAAGGCCGCCGAACTCCACAGGGAGTCGGAGCCGAGGGTCCTTGCCAATCCACGGGAACAAGGTCCGCATGACCCTCTCCTGCCGCTTCAGGTACAGTCGATGGGTGCGGGTCTCCGCACACACCGGCGCCTTAATACCTGGAGGAGGGACAGGAGGAGGTACGAAGAGGTCAGTGTGGAACCCTCCTGCTCGCTTGGCCACCGCACGTCCGTAGATCTCACACATAGTCCAACGACTATCGGAGACGAACGTCTTGCGGAGGTTCAGCGAGGCGCCTACAGCAACTGCACGGTCACCGTACTCATCACGCCCGATAAGGGCAGACGTCATGAGGGGACGGTCGACCGCCCCGAAGATGTGCTTGATCGGGGCGCTAAACCCGACCGAGTCATCTCCGTGTGTAAGCGCGGGACTGAGTGGCTCACAGAGCCACTCAGACACCCAGGAGAGAACCACAAACGAGAGCGGCGTGCCCATCGGGCTTCCGCGTTCTGCGCTTACCGCACACTTGCCAAGCTGTGGGAAATCCCACATGGTGCGGAAGCGTCCTACTCCAAGGCTTCTCTTTGCCATATCCGAGTTGGAAGATCGGATAGCGCCGGCATCGATAAGCCCGTCGACGACTGCCTCTACGGCCGCAAGGGCAAGGCCATCCGTAGCTCTGGACAAGTCCAGAGATACGAATTTGCCTTCCTTGCCAAGTGGCCGCAGCAGAGAACGAGGCCATCGAGAGGGTTGCTTAGGCAGGTACCAGTGGTGGGCTGCGAGCATATCGCAGTTGACCCGAACCCAGGTACCTTCAATAAAGGTCTGTGCGTCGGGCACCCCGACGACACGAACCTTCAACCCCTTCAATCGCAGCGCTTCGGCCCTAGTCCGCGCTGTCTTGCTGAGTTTCCAATTCAGCCAGCGAAGGCGGATAAAGCCGACGCAACGCTGCGCCTCGTCCTCTGTCTGTCTCTCGTTCAATTTCCGATGGTTGATAAAGAACTCGAAGGCAGTCCTGAAACAGTACTGCCCGAGAGTATCGGAAATGAGGTGCGCGTAATCATCGTAGGCCAGAATCTTGTTTTCTGGTTCCTCCATAATTCGGGTAGCCTCGGCGGATACCGAGCCGAACACGAAGGAGCCAGCTGGCTTTCGACGCCGAAGCGTCACCTTACTTGCCAGAGACAGCAGGTAGCCGTCGACCCCGCCGCGAGTGGACGGCCACTCGTAGCAGGAGGAGGAAGAACGCGGGAGGGAGGTCTGGACGAGAGACCTAGGGCCGCGAGTGTGAACTCGCGTCTTGACAAATGCCCGAAGATCGTCCAGCACCTCGCCCGATGTAGGGTACGTGTCGCTAAGCATCTCGTGCGCTTCCTTAAGAGCCGACTCAACCATTCTGGCAGATGGGTTAGGAAGTCCCCTCGAAAGGCGCGAGAATGCGAATCCGTCGCGAGACTCCTTGTGTGCCAGTCGAACAAATGCAATCTGAACGCGACGATTTATAGCCGCTTCATAGTGCACCATCGACCGCAAGGAGGACTCACGGACGGTGTGCGCAAGCTTCTTCAGTTCTCCGGCCTGCCAAACCCAGCCCTTGGGCAAGGTAGACAGGAACCATTTCCGAAGAAGGTGTGCACAACGACGCGTATCCCAGCC